GTAAAGATTTAAAACCGCTTATTGTTGTTCCTAAAGCATCTGCTACATTTTTTACAGCAGGTGCTAAATCTTTTATTGTGTTTGATGCTGATGTTATTGCACCTGCAAAATTTTCCCCTATTGCTGTTGCTATGTCTTTTATTTGTTCTTCGTTTTGTTCTAAAAATTTATTTAAATCACCGAACTCACCTTTGAGTTCTTCAAAAAATCCTTCTGCTACATCTTTTTGAAAATTAAAAAACTTATCTCCAATCATTGAGATAGTTCCCTCTAATGTTGTGGCTAAATCATCTGTTGCACTTGCAAATCTTCCATTACCACTAAATAGTTCTTCAAATCTTGCAACTGTTTCTTCTGCTGTAACTTTTGCACCTGCTTGAAATCCTAATAATGCTCTAACACCTCTTTCTCTGAAAAGGTCTGCCGCACCAATACCACCTGCAAATGCTCTTTGGATTTGTGATGAAGTTGTCTCAAAATCTAATCCTGTAACAGCGGCTACATTACCTGTTATCTCTAAAACTCTATTTAAATCTTCAGCATCTTTAGAAACAACTGCTAGATTACCAGATGCCCTTGATATTTCTTCTAGTGAAAAGGGAACTGTTCCTGCAAATTTAGATAGATTATCAAATGCTTTTGCACCTTCTTCTGCTGATCCAAAAAGAAACTTAAATCTAATATTGAGGCTCTCAACTTCTTTTCCTACATCAACAAAGCCTTTGATTACTGCACCTGCACCAAGTCCAACTAATGCACCACGCAAACTAAAAACTGCGTTTTTTACACTACCTAATCTTTTCTGAACACCAGATAATGCTTGTTTTGATTTATCTCTTGCAAGAATATCAATATTCAATTTTTTTGTGGACATTATCTTCTTTTACCTTGCATTTTTGCTTTATTCAATTCTTTTTGCTGTTCTTCTGATTTGATTGTGTAATATTGAACCCACCCATTGTATTCTTCAACAGGTATGTTCATAATCTCACCAACAGTTTTGTGTAATTGTTCAGCTAAGAAATAGATAAATCTAGCGTCTTGGTCGTTTTCTATTTTTTTTTTAAGTCTGTGCTATCGCTATATGTTCCAAGTATTTTACTAGAAACAACACCTATGATATCTGGATCAACAAATTTTTTCATCTCAACTTTTGAAGCTAAGTCAAACATTCTATCACCATCTTTTGTTAATGCTTTTTTTACAATAACATCAATAAGGACAGTTAGATCATTATCGTTTGATCCTTTAAATATCTCTGCTTTTTCAATCAATGTAAAAGGTTTTACATAGATTGCATCATCACCCATCAAGTTCCATTCTGGAACTTCAATTATCCTTGTTTCTTGTGCTTTGAAATGATCCTTAGCACCTCTAAGGTAATCTTTTTTATCCATATAAATTTATTTTATACAGTTAAGTGTGATATACCGCCAGAAATCTGGAAGTTAAAAGTTCTTGAGATTACTCCGTCCATTGTTACACCTATTGAGGCACTTGTAACAATTCCACTACCAGAATAATATTTGTCACCACTATCTGCACCTTCTGGATATAATTCCAAAGTTGCTTGTGTACCGACATCTAATGCTTCTTGACCACTATCAGTTTCATCAAAATGACATTCAACTGTTGCAGTTGCATCACCTCTTAAAACTAAATATGATTTTTTGCTATCTGTTAGCTGAGTATCTTCAACAGTATCGTTTGTTTCATCAATAGTAAATCCTGTTACTTCACCAACAGCAGTACTACCAATTTTAACAACTCCACTTGTTCCTACTTTAGTTGCCATTATTATCTATCTCCTTATCGTGTTCTTCTACCTCAATTTTCTTTTTTTTGGTAGATTTTTTTTCTTCACTAAGTGTATATCCTAATGAAAGAAACTTGTCTAGTTCACTATCCCAGATTTCAATATTATTTCCATCTTTGTAAATTTTTATTCTTTTAGCCATTATGCTGTACCTCTAGTAAACTCATATAAAACTCTTATCACAATTCTCACTCCACCCAAAGGGTAAAGTGTTCCCTCATCAGAAGAAACTTCTACAATTTTTGTTTCTAATGCATTCCCACCTCTAGTTCTATCTGCGTCTAGTGTTTCTTCGATAACTTCAATAATTTGGTTTCTTTTAGTATCAATATTAGTTTCAGTTCCTTTTACAAATCCAATAATTACAAAATCTATTGTACCATTTCGAAGTCCTGTACCACTTGCACCTAGTGTATGATCTTCTCTTGTTTCATCTCCTGTTGAAATAAACATAGCAGGAAACTGAGCATTTGATAATTCTTCTGGATCAAATGGCTCTCTTGTAATTTTTTTAAATTCAATAGGTGAAGTAACATTATCTAATACTGTGATAACATTACCTGCAATAGTTTCTCTTTTACTCATTTTAAAATCTTCTCTATCTTTATAGCAAATTCTTTTAAAATTAAATCTTCTTCTTTGTTATTGATACTAAAAAATGGTCTTACAACTCTACCTTTACCTGCACCTTTGATATCGTGAAAAAACGCTTTTTTGTTTTCTTCTTGCCTTCTAAAGAATAAAGATGCTTTATCAGATGATACTTTTGTTGTCATAGCTGACAGCATATTGCCTCTGAAGTTTAAATCTGGTTTTGTGCTTCTTCCCTTACTACCTCTAAATTCTCTGTAACCCCCTTCAAAGAACTTATATCTTGGTTGTCCTTCTGGATTAGTATTGAAAAAAAATGGTTTAGTAGAATAAGGTGTAAATGGTGATCCGCTTACACTTTTTCCCTTTTCTGTTCTAAGTCTTATTCTTCTTAGCTGACTCGCTGAAACATTTGCAAGTATTTGTTTTATCTTAGCAGGAAACTGCTTTTGAATATTTTGTATTTCTTTTGATATCTGTATGGTATTAGATTTGATAGAAACTGAAGCTACCATTATCTACATACGCATTCGCCATTACATTCACACATATCTACCTCTGCAATCTTAACATATGAATTGGCTCTTTCTCACTAGCTTGGATTGTACCGCTACTGTCCTCATCATATTCAACACCATCTCGTAACACAGCTTGAAACTCTTCTGCATACTTTTGTCTATAATAATCCATTTTGTTCTGAAAAGTATCTTTACCATCTCCACCATCTGGATCTTTGAACTTTGATAGTATTGGGTAAATGTAATCTGATAATGCTTTGTAAACTACGCATCTTTTCCATTGTGCGTCTGTTAATTTAGAGTTTACTAACTCTAATGATGTAACTTTTGTAATATCCTTGTATCTGACTGTATGTCTATATCTCTCCCACCATTCTTCTCTGATCTGTCTGATGACATCATCTTCTGCGAATTGTAATTGAGTATCAAAATCTGTAATGCCAAACTCAGCAATATCTGGTTGATATTTTTGTACTTCTGCTAAGTTTACTGAAAAATCTGTTGTTGCCATAATTATTATTACCATAAGGGTGGGAAAAACCCACCCCTAAAGTGTTATTTATTAGTTAGCTAAGCTATCTGCTGTTAATTTAACACCATAGCTATCGTGTATTTCGGAAACACCGAATACTGCGGTTGCTACAAGTTCATCTGCTCTTAATGAAGCATCTCTTTGACTTTCGATCTTCAGATCTTGCATCATAGCAAGTGCTAAAGCGTCTTGTGAGAATACACCACCAATAGAGTCATCTGATCCATCAACAGAAACATTTGAACTTTCAAATATTTGTACACCTGCAATATTACCAACAAAACCACTTCTCATAGCTTCGTTTGATAATTCTGTATCTCTACCAACAAATGTGTTTGTTAATGACTTTTTAACATTGAAGATTTGCTTTGGGTGAAAGACACCATAATAAGGTGCAGGTGCATTAGCAGTTCTAAGATCTGCCGCCGCTTCAAACAAGTCTTGAACAGTTAGTTCATTACCTGCCCCACCACCTCGCTCTGTTGAAAAGCCTGTAAACAATGCTGATAAATCTGCATCAACTTTTCTTGCAATAGCTTCACCGAATAATCTTCCAATGTCTGCCGCAACATTTCTTGATGCTGAATTTCTAGCTAAGTCTGTAAGTGTTGTCATGATACCAACCTCAGAAGCTGTGATAGTCACAGATGTAGGGTTGATTGCTGTGTTTGATAAATCTGTTGCTTCATTTACTGCCGCCGCTGATACATTTGCATAAATCGGTACTTCTACTGATTTACCACCACCTGCGATAGTATAATTACGCACAAGATTTCGCATGATTGATTGCTCGGAAGCAACAAACAATGCTTCTGCTACGATCTCAGTATATAGTTCTGATATCGTGCTACTTGTTGTTTCATTTGCCATTTTATTTCTCCTTTAAATAGCGGTTATTTGTTAAGATTAATCACAGTAGGTTTAGAATTACGCTCTTTTCTATATTCAGCATATTTCTTCCTATCCTCTGGATTATTCATGTCTAAGTCCGCCAAATTAAAGGTCTGTGCGTTTACCTTCCCCACATTACTAACACTTCCACTCCCAGAAGGGGTTGCAACTTGGAAATGTGCATTCTGTGTCATAAACTCAGAAACAAACTCATCTATGGTTAATGGTTTGCCTTCTTTGTTGTATCTTGTTGTTCCATCTTTATCAAGTATTTCTACTCTACCTTCTTCACTTAATCGAACATTATTTTTTAATAAATCTTTAACTTGATTAGGATTGATTGCTTTATTGATAGAAGCTGATTGTATTAACTGTTTATCAACTCTTTCATTTTTCAATTCATCTTGTAATTTTTTTTCTCTCTTTTTATGTTCTTCTACCATTGAGGCTCTTACCTCTTCGAACTTACCTGCTTCAAGTTTTCTTTTTTCTTCAGCTTCTTTTGATCTAGCAATAATCTCTTTTGCCTCATCAAGATCAGATACACCCAAATCTTCTAGTGTTCTTCTCTTTTGTCTATGAAGTCTGTCTTTGATTGTTTTATCAATCATAGCTTGGCTATCTTCTTTTGACTCTTTAGCTTCTACTTGTTCTACTACTTCCTCTTGTTTTGTTTCTTCCTGTACTGTTTCCGTTTTGTTCTCGTCAGACATAATAGTTCTCCTTAATATTTAAGATGTATAAAATAATTATAGATTATTCAACAAATTTATCCCAATCATCATCAAACAGAATAAAGCTGTGCCTACATCTATACCCACCTCTATTGACAAATGGATCAGTTCCAGACTTACCATTCCAAGATGAACTAGACCACAAACTCCTTGCTTCTTCTTCGGTAAACACTTTATTTAGATTGTTCCTGCAAAATGGTCTGGTGGTAGTTATATTAGTTCCTACATATTGAAACTTAGTAATCCCTGCTTCTTTACCTTTATAGATAGTAAACTGTCCATCAAATTGCATCAAACTATCATGTGCTATTTGTCCTGCATATCTACGCATATTGTTGCCCAGAATATCTGAAGCATACTTTGTATGTAAAACTTCCCTTGCACTTTTAACTCTTGCAATAGTTTCTGCGTTATCTGAATATCTATTTTTATCTATGTAATCTACTAGCCTATTAATAGCAGTTTCATTTGATCTTTGATAAACACCATTGATCTGACCTCTGATGTTTTTTACCATCTCAGTAAATGGTCTGCCTGTCACAGAGGATTGATATACTTCATTAGCTACAGTATCTAAAAATCTGTTTGCTACATCTTCAAATCCAGAGAATGACAAAAACTTTAAATCATTGATTACTTTTAAATCTGGTTTTGTAAGTGTCTTGAAAGTATCTGGCACTTGTAAAGGTTTGATAAACTTTTGATATTCTTTAACAATCTCATCATACTCTGAAACAATAGTATCTGCTTCTTTTAAAAAGTTTTGTTCAATAAGTGTTTTGAGATTTGGTCTAAGCTGTATTGCTATTTGTGTTGTAAGATTTACACCACCAGATGTTGCTTTTGTAAGTTCTGCAATAATATCATCTTCTAATTTTTTTAATGTGCCAAGTAATCTTTCTTCATGGCTATCTATTAATTTATTTAAGATGCCTTGTTTCTTATTTGCGAATTGGTTGAAACTATTTCTAAAAGCATCTGACATATCATAATGGGAAATCTTTTTTCCATGCTTTTATTGACCAAAAAGCAGGTGATAAAGATTTTTGTCCTTTGACCTGTTTTAATACTCCACCCATTCTTGCCAGAAATGACCTCTGTCTAGCAGGAATACTCTTCTTGATCTTCATATTAGGATCACCAAATCGTACTACTCTTACATTCCCAGATGATCTATCTCTTACATAGACTCCAAACTTCTTGCTTTTATTAGGTGTTCTAAAGGGTTTATTTAGCTTTACTGACCTACCTCTATAGGTTGCCATTACTTGCCTACATTTCTCATAGCTGAAGTATGAGCCTGTCCAAATGTTTTGCCGCTTTTGATGGCTCTAGCCATTGATCTCATGTGTTTTAAACTGTGGTGTCTAGCATGACTACGCATAGTTCTTTGCTGTCTTGGTGTGAGATCTTTGATGATGTTTTTTATAGAGTTTACTTTTACCATTATTTCTTTTTCTTTCTTAAATCTAAATCATGCTTTCTATATCCTCTTAGTTAACTATTAACTCTACCCATAGACCAAGCCGCCATAGGTACTCTACGACTTCCTGCTGATAAGAATGCACCTTGCCCTCTACGATAAACTTTGACTAATGTTCCATATGTATATCTCTTAGATGCTTTTGCTTTTCTTCTAAGTGTTGCTTGAACTGATGCTGATAAAGGTTTTCTTCTAACTGCCATTATGCTTTAGTCCTTGCTCTAAGTAATGATCTAGGTATTCGTTTACCTGCTTTGTATAATGCTGAAACTCTTTTGATAAGTCTGGCTCGTCTTTTGCGTTCTTCTTCTTTCTTGAGTCCAGATAAATATTTCTTTGGTACACCTGTCTTTTTATCCTTTGGAACTTTGCGTCTTTTACTATGCTTCGGCAACTTCTTCACCCTCGATTGCAGGTGTTGAGAACTGTCCTATTGGTCTTGGTTTAGCTTCTATCTCATTATCTATATCTGCTAACTTCTCATCATCTTCTACAACTGCCCTAGCTATTTGTTTATCGACTTCTTTTGCAAAGGTATCAGATACAACTCCAGATGCTTTTGCAACTTGTAAGAACTGTAGATCAGCTGAGTAATCTCTGAGATTAAAGCTGTCTGGATAATCTATTTCACCATCAAACTCTTTATCTTGCCATTTAGCATACAATCTCCAGATATGTTCTTCTGCATTCTCTAGATAATCTGCCTTCTCTGATAGTCTAGCGTTCAATAATTCAAACTCTGTTTGTAAAGCGATACCAGAGTTAATTGTTTTCTCTGTTCCTCTGACTGATCCCATATGGGTGACTCTATTGATTGCATCTACTTTCATATTGATACAATCCATAATCCCTGTCATAGACTGAGAACTAGGTTGTATGATGTATGGTTTTAAGTTTGAGTCCATATCTTCTGGCATCTCAATAATAGATCCTGCACCTGCACTAGCTTCTACATTCGGTGTTTTGACTAAACTTGGGTGATTAGATAATCTGATAAGTTGTTCTATCTCTGAATAATCATTGTAAATAGATTTTTGTAGTTCTGCCACATCTTGTAAATCACTTATACCAATACCTCGTCTTTGTGACTTCTGATTGTATAGAGTCACAGCGGGTATCTCATTAATCATATTGGGCATCTCATCAATGAGTATTGGCTCTGATGTAGAATAACCTTTACTGAAGTCTTTAACCATTAATGTAGTAATATCTTCTTTTGTCCATACTCTAATTGTGGCTACATCATTAGATAGGTTCTCTAGTAGTGTTAATGAAGTGAGTTCATATCTACCATTTATCATTCTTTGATAGTTCCAATTTAAGACATTCTCTGGTGTATAAATTGATAA